GGTACTGCCATAAATACTGGTCCTATAACAGGTGTTACTGTTGCTGGTACTGGCGCATCCTTTGGAACTATTACTAAAGGAATGGTTGTAACAGGTACTGGAATTACAGGGGAAGTAACAGTAAAGACAGTAACAAATCAGAATAGTATTATACTAGACACAGCCGTATCCATAGCTGATAATGTTGTACTTAGTTTTATTACTAACATAAAGGCTGGTATGTTTGTTACAGGTGCAGGTATATCTGGTGATGTAAAAGTAGCATCATTAACAAATCAAAACAGTATTGTACTTGACTCAGCACAATCTATAGCTAACAATACTGTTCTTACTTTTGGTACGTTTTCTTCTAGTCAAGTTGATAAAACATTATACTTTCATGGTACAGGAACTACTTGGACACAAATAGGTATAAGCTCTTCTACAAATACACTAAAAAATAGGTACGCATCTTTTAACTTTACACAAGAAGACAAAACAATATTTGTTGATAGTAAAAGTTATCCAGTTATATTTAATGCCAGTGGAAGTACTATAACAGCTTTAACCTCATCAAACAGTTCAGACGTACAGGGCGCAGAGAATGTTGTTGTATTCAAAAACCATGCTTTCTACTCTAAGGGCAGCAAGATATTCTTTACAGCACCTAACACAGTAGATGATTTTGCTACAGGTAATGGTGCTGGTACAATAAATGTAGGCTTTGATGTCACAGGTATGATAGGTTTTCGTGAACAGCTTATCATTTTTACTACAGACACAATCAAGAAGCTTGTAGGTAATACTTCATCTGACTTTAAGCTAGAACCTATTACAGATAGAATAGGTTGTATCAACCCAGATAGTATACAGGAATTTGGTGGTGACATAGCTTACCTATCTCCTGATGGTATACGTTTACTTAGTGCTACTGATCGTATTGGTGACCTTGCTCTTGACATTGCATCTGATCCAATTTATAAAGACGCTAATGAGTTTATATCACAGACAGATGTGTTCTGTTCTGTATTAGTTAGAGGTAAATCCCAGTATAGACTATTTGCATATATACCTTCTGTACAGGCAGGTAGTGCAGCAGGTCTAATAGCTACTAAATTTGTGGCTCAAGGTGGTAGCGGTATAGCTTGGTCAACGACAAAAGGACTAAAGGTAAACGTAGCAGATAGTACATACTCAGGCGCACAAGAAACTATTATGTTTGCTAATGATGATGGTTTCTGTTACAGGATGGATTCAGGTAATTCCTTTGATGGTAGTGCTATTGAGTCAATATATGAATCACCATTTATGCCAATTACAGATCCACAGATACGTAAAACAATGTATAAGCTAACTTTGTATGCACAGCCAACAGGTACAATGAATGTAGATGTAAATTTTAAGATAGACTTTGATGCAGGTAACGATCCAAGTGTTATACAACCTCCCACTATATCCGTGTCTTCTTCAGCAGCAGGTGGTGGTATAAGTTTATTTGGTGCATCTACTTCGTTGTATGGTGGTTCAAGTGTTACTTATGGTGGTGTACTAGATCAAATATATAAAGAGAACTTAGTAGGGTCATTTAAAACAATAGCAATGAGGCTAACAGATAACTCAACAAATCCAACCTTTACTCTTGACACAGCAGTGCTTGAGTATAGACAACATGATAGGCAGTAACAATGGCAGGTTATACAAGACAAGCAGCAGCTAATATTACTACAGGAAGTGTTATTGACGCTGCTGATTTCAACGATGAGTACAATCAGGTACAGTCAGCATTCAATGCTAGTACTGGTCACACACATGATGGCACAGCAGCAGAGGGCGCACCTATTGAAAAGGTGGGGCCATCACAAGACTTAGTAGTTACAGCATCTCAGGTAAGACCTAAGACAACTAACACATTAGACTTAGGTACATCAGCACTACAATATAAAGATGGTTTCTTTGATGGAACAGTAAGAACAGATAGTCTTACTGTAGATGAGAACGCTGTGATAACAGGTAATCTTAACTTAGGTGGATCTCTTACTCTTGGCGGTGGTGGATTAACTACAAGTGTAGTAAGTGAAGGGTCTAATTTATACTTTACCACTGCACGTGTTACAACTCCTGCTAGAGCAGCACTGTCTGGTGGTGCTGGTATATCCTACAACAATAGCTCTGGTGTTATCACTTGTACTATTGATACTCCTGCAGAGGTAGGTCTAGGTAACTTATCAAGTAGTGGTAATAGTTTATCGGGGAGCTTTACAGCAACAGGTAACATCACAGCTTACTCAGATGAAAGACTAAAAGAAAACGTAGAAACTATTGAAGGTGCGCTAGATAAAGTATCACAGATGCGTGGTGTAACTTATAACTACAAGAGCGCGTTAAATGATGGTCAGCGTGGCACAGGTGTTATAGCTCAAGAGATGCAACAAGTTATGCCAGAGGTTGTAGAAGAGGGTGAGTACTTATCTGTAGCATATGGTAATATAGTAGGTGTACTTATAGAAGCTGTAAAAGAATTAAAAGCAGAATTAGATAAGTGTAAAAAGTGTGAGTGTGAATAATGCCCTTACCAAGTAGTGGTTCTATAAGTTTAAATCAAATACACATAGAAGCTGGTGGCTCTAGTGGTTCTCAAGCGTCTTTGAATGATGCTGATATTCGTGCTATGATAGGCAAAAGTTCTGGCGCATCTAATGCCTTTAGTGAATATCGTGGTGTTTCTGCATCTCAACCTAGTGTTAGTTATAGAGGCCGTACAGCTACAACTGGTAATGGATTTCCCCAAGGTTATGTCAGCCTTAGTTCTGGTACAAAAGTTGTTGTTGTTTGTTTACAACTAGGAGGGGGTTCTAGCACATACTGTAATTTAGGCAGTACATCTCTGACACTTGCATCAAAGATGGGAACTCTTGCTCCAGTTAGTGGTATTTGGGGAGGAGTTTGGACATCTGCAATATATTATACACAAACCTCTGCGTCAGGGTCAGTATACATTAGTGGTAACGGTGGTAGTGGTAGATCATGTGCAACTGTATATGAAATAACTGGATATAATAGTTCTACTCCTTACACAACCGACACAGCACAAAATACTAATCTAAGCTATGCTGCTGGTATTACAGTTGCAAGTCAGTATAATGGAATGACAATAGGTTCTGCAATTACAGAAGATAGTTATTCACAATCTGGTGTGACAGTAACTAATGCTGATAGCATAGAACAAATACACTTAGAATCTGCTTCAGCACACACTTCTTGGTATGATGCAGGAACTCCTACAGGAAACAGAACTTATACAGTTACCCTAACCAACCCAGGTCCTACCCAAGTTAGTGGTGTGAGTACTATTCAATTAGCGACTGCCTCATGGAAATAACAGAAGAAAAACTAGAAGCTATGCTAGATCGTGCAGCAAAGCGTGGGGCTAAAGCAGCACTGCGTGAGGTAGGACTACATGATGATGATGCTCGTAAAGACATAACTGAGATGCGTAACTTACTAGAAGCATGGCGTGATACACGTAAAGGTGTATGGTCTACTATGGTTAAGATGTCAACGGTAGCAATAATAACATTCATTGCCGCATCACTTTGGATGCAAATAGGGAAATAATAATATGGCTAAAAAGTTTATGGGTTTCAAGCCTGAGACAATGACAAACAAGATACTACCAGCGTTGGGCTATAGTGGACCTAGTGATCAAAAGTCTATCAATGCTTTCCTAGCAGCTAGTCCTGCAGCAGCAGCCAAGATGGGTAAGTACACTATGGCAGCTAGACAGATGGTTGAGGGTAAGGTTGTTAATGCAGCTAAGGGTATGACCGTAGGAAAAGCAGGAAACATTGTATCAAATATAGTAAATCAAGCTAAAACACCCAGAACAGTTCATGCACACGGCAAAGATTTATTTGGTAGAGATATCGGTTCTAGCAGTGGTGGTGGTGGTGGAAGATCACGACAGCAAGCCTCTCCTGTAATTAACCCTAATCAACCTAATCCTGTTACCGTTCCCGGCGCTGGAACCACTGTTACAAACCCTGATGGTTCAACCACTACTCTTCTTCCCGGTGGTGGGAGCAGTACTACCTACTCAGGACCGACTGGCACACAAATGCCAAGTGGTTCACTACTATCAAAACAGATAGGTCAAGATCCTACTGCAAGTGTAACTAGAGCAGGAGTTGTAGCAGCAGACGGTGGACCAGCAGCACTGATACCACAAGGCACAGGCCAAGC